TCCGACTCACTAACGACCAAGATGTGTTCCTCCCGCCAACCGCGCTGTTTGACGACCTCGACGTCAACGCTTTCCGGCTGCATGCGACCAAGCGGGCAGCGGTAAGGGGGTATTGGAGTTCTCATGTCATGCCTCCTGCTCATTGATGGACTGGGACGCCCAATGCAAGAGCGCCAGCGCATCAGCCTCGTTGTCGTCAGTCGGCACATGACCAAGCCTACGCATGGCTGTAATCATTTCGTCCTTGCTCGCGTTGCCCTTTCCGGTGGCGTGCTTTTTGATCGTGCCGACCGGTACGCCCTGATACGGAATCTGGTGGTGCTCGCACCAGCTGGTGAGCGTGGCGAGGAACCCGCCGTAGGCGTGCGCCGCATCGGTCGAGACATGCCGACGCACCTCCTCGAAATGAAGCGAGTCGATCCCACCTGCGTGCGCCTTCAGCTCGGTAAGCCAACGCTTGAAGCGCAGAAATCGCATGCCGCCGCCCTCAAAGCGCTGCGGCCGAAAGCTTTGGGTGCCGCTCGTGATGGCGCCATCGGGCGAACGCAGTGCCCAGCCCGTGGTGGTGCCCAGGTCGAGGGCAAGAATCGTTGAAGTCATAGTCACAGTCCCTTTCTTTGACGGGACTGACGGATCGGACGGGGTCTGTCGAAACTTCCCATGAAGCGCGCGCGTATGCGCGTATAGAGGGTTACGAGGAACTGCGTCAGATCCGTCAGTCCGATGAGTTGGCATAGGCTTTCAGTTGTCCGAGTACGGGGTGTAGCTGGGTACCGTCGGGTGCTTGAGACCCAAGCCGCGAAACCCTCTCAACCCGGTTGTGTTGCGCCATTTCTCGATCCCGCGGCTGAGCAGGAGATCTGAAAATCGCTTCTGCGAGCCGATGAATTCGCCTGCCGAATCGGCCCACTGCTTCCAGTCGGTAAAGAGCTCGGCAGTGAGCGACTTCGCATTGGGTTCGCTCACGCAGCGCTCCTCCAACCAACGCCCGAGGGCATCCTCGGCCTCGAAGTACTCCTCGGTGGCATCGAGAACCTGCTTGGGTGGATCCAGCCTGCCAATGCGCTGCCACTCCAGGCAGCCCTGAACCGCCCATGCAAGGATGCCGTCGCGCTCAGCCAGAAGTTTTTGTTGCAGGTGCTTATCGCGCTTCTCAGGCGGTACCGTGATCGTGAAAGGGATCAGGTGCAGGCGGCGCTTCATGGCCTCGTCGATATTGCGGATCGCTGGCTTGTGGTTACCTGCCACAAAGAGCTTGAACTGCGGAAAAAACTCGAAAAAGTCCTGACGCATGAAGCGCGCGGCGATCTTGTCGCCACCAGTCAAGTTCTTGACCTTGGACTCTGCCCAGCGACGGCCCTGTTCGGTTTCGATGGCTGCCACAAAGCGCGCGCCACGTAACCCGGCCATATCGGTGGGGTGCCGGTCGGTGCGAGTCTCCATGAAGGTGTCCATCGGCGCATTGGTCGCGTAATCCCCGAGGATCGTGGCCAGTGTGTTCACGAACACCGACTTGCCGTTGGCACCAGTGCCGTAGAGGAAGAACAAGGCGTGCTCGCGGGTCGATCCAGTCAGCGCGTAGCCGACCATGCGCTGCAGGTAGGCCTGCAGTTCCTTGTCGCCACCCGTAACCTCATCCAGAAATTGCAGCCAAATCGGGCAATCCCCGCCGGGGGTCGCCGTGGTGATCTTGGTCATCCTGTCGGCCCGGTCATGCGCACGCTTTCGTCCTGAGCGGAGGTCAGTCACGCCACCCGGCGTATTGAGCAGCCACGGATCGGCGTCCCACTCGTCGGTCGTCGCCGCATGCCTGCGGTCAGCCCGGGCCAGCCGCTCAACGCCGCTCACCGTACTGGCGCTTGCCAGCTTTGCTGCAACCTTTGGATTGGCGGCCTTCAGTGCGGCGTGACGACAGACGCTGCGGATCAGATCTGTCGCCGCAAGCGTGTCCTCGGTGCGCCAGCGACAGCCGTCCCAGACCAGCCAGCGGCCCCAGGTTGCGACGTAGCGCCAGTCCCGGTGGAAGCGGCGCGTGAAGGCCAGGGCGAGCGCATCTTCCGTACCCCAGACCGACTCGTCGGTACTCGCCACAGGTTCATCATCGGCGGTGACGTCGTGCATCTGTAGACGTGGGCCGTGGGCGAGGAAGGCGCCCACATCGAACCCTTCTACGATGGCATCCGCCGCATCCCATCCCTCTGCAGCCTCCTCAGGCGGATAGAGGATGTGGCAGGTCCGCGCACCGGCGGACAAGATGGCCTGAGCCGCCTGCGCTGCGTATTCCCAGCCCGGTTTATCGCGGTCAGGCCAAATGAGGACAGCCTTACCCGCAAGCGGCGACCAGTCGGTCTTTTCAACCGGAGCATTGGCGCCATGCATCGCGGTAGTGGCGACGATGCCGGCGTCGATGAGCGCCTGCGCACACTTTTCACCCTCGACCAATACCACCTGGCTGGCGCCCACCAGTCCAGGCTGGTTGTAAAGCGGTCGCGGGTCAGGCGGGGCCATCTTGCGACGCTTCGCATCCCATGGTCGGAACTCCTTTTTCCGCCCCGACGGGTCGTAGCGATACACGACAGCCATCAGACTGCCAGCCGCATCCAGGTAATCCCACTTGGCAGTCGCAGGCCCAAGATCGTCGACCGGCGCTTCCTTCCGTGTCTTGCGTGTGGGCGTCGGCGGTGCACGTCCAACCAGGTCAGCAGCCGCATCCAGTACCCGTGGGAAGTCTGCGTGGACGTCCACGCCGCTGTGAGCTGCGATCAGGTCAAAGATGTCGCCGCCGTCCCCGGTAGCGCGATCGGTCCAGAGGCCCGTTTTCTCGCCTTCAAGAACAACCTCCAGGCTGTCACCGGGACTACCCAGCACATCGCCGATCAGGAATTTGCCGCGCCGCTTCTTGCCAGCGGGAAACATCGAAAGCAGGACCGATTCGAGCCGTGAAATCAGGTCGGACCGAATCTGGTCTCGCTGAGCCTGTCGATCGACGTCCGATGAAGTGGGGCTCTCGTTGAAGTCAATCATGCTGACTCCCCAGCATCAGATTCGCTCCGATGCAGAACGGCAGAGCTCTGCGTCGCCCAGACCGACAGTTCTGACAGCCGATACCGGACCAGTCCTCCCATCAGGTAATGAGGGATCCGGTACTTTGTCCGCATGGCGTGGTCGGCGAACCAGTAGTACGGAAGGCGTAAAGCGGCAGCCGCCTGCTTGGCATCAATCATCGGCTCCACTTGTTCAATGGGCGCTTTCTTGCTGTTCATGGCTCATTCCTCCAGCACCGGTCCTGCCACGAGCACATCCGGCATTCGAAATGGGTGGAGTCGTGATACGCCCGAGCCAGCAGCTCACCGGCATCGGTGGCTCCGATCACCTTGATCGCCCGGTCGGACATGCGCTGGGCGAGCGCCGCATCGAAGGGCACGAGCTCCGTGTAGATCTCCATCGTGTCGGCGTTGATTGCCGTGAAGATCGCCGGGTGTTCGTGAAGCTGCAGGTAGGCCTGATAGAGCACCACCTGCGCGTGGTAGACCGGCTTGGAAACCGCGAGCTTGTTTTTCTCAAGGTCGCGCCACGACTTGGAGCCGAGGCACTTGCATTCCCACAGAGCGGGATACGCAAAGCCGTCCGGCCCGCCGACGATCACACCGTCGATATGACCCTGAAGCCGCCCGTCGATTGCCGAGAAGCCGAACTGCTCTCCGTTGGCTTTGCGCGTGCGCAGGTCGAACCCGCCAGCCCGCAGCCACGCGACCATGCAGTCCTCCATCACGTGGCCACGCTCGAAGATCCGCAGGATCCGGCCGTCGGTCTCGCGACCTGGGTCGACCTGCGCCTTGGCGAACTCGTATTGCAGTGCGCGCTCGCAGGACACCCCAAGCCGGGAGACCCCGAGGTATTCCCGCGGTGATTGCGACGATCGCATCCGTTGCAGGCCAGCATCGACCAGCGCGGTGACCTGGCCCGGAATGCTTGTCGAGGAGTTGAAGTCGATCATCGGTTCGCCCCCTTGCCTTCTTCCCATGGCAGGTCGTCCTCCAGATCGGCGAACGGGTTGGCCATGGGATCCGCCGTTGGCGCCATACCGCGCACCGGCGGAAACTTGGTCGTCTCGTGGTGCTCGACCATCGCCTCGGTGTAGCAGGTGACGATGGCGTCGACCACCTGCAGCGCCTCGGCTTCGGAGTAGTGCCCCAGGGGCTTATCGAACCCGATTTCGCCGGCCGCCTCGCCGAAGGACTTGAGGCACTTCCTC